GCCGAAATCTAAAACTAATACTGCTTCATTAGAAGTTCCTTTATAAATCAGAGCGCCCACTGCTGTTAACGACACAGATTGAAAAGTCAAATCATCAAAGTCGACGTATGCAATGTTACTTGATATTGCTACACCATTATTAGTTAAAGTATTTCCACCCGCAGTATAGTTTGTACCAGACGAAAGAACTTCGTTAGTAGTTATATATTGACTTGTGGCAGTACTGAAACCAGCTAATGATGTGTATAAAGCAAGTTTGAAAGTTGATCCACCAGAATCAAAATCAAACACTCCACCAAGTAGGTCTGTTTTAAAAGAGTCAGGTACTATATTAGCCATTTATTTTTCTCCTTAGTATTTTGATGGTGATTCAGATTTAAGTGGAGTACGAAGGGCACCATCTTGCCATTCGTCTCGGCGTCTTCTACCTTGTTGTTCGATAGAATACGATTGTAAAGCTCTTTGATAAGATCCTTCGTAGTATTGTAACATATCTGCGGGACCTTTCAAGTATCCATATGCTTCTACCAGACTTCCATATAAAAGTAAATCCTGATATTTATTAGATACATAAGTTCCTGAAGAACTGACTGAAGAATCTGTTAAACTAGTTGGTTGCTTGATATAAGCTAAAGTAATTAAATAAGTGCTATCTGGAGTAGGTGCTACTACCCAATAATTAGCGTCCCAATTTCCATAATATTTAGGCAATCCTGCTTGTGTGCCAGGTGTATTATAATATTCTGCCATGAAAGATGTATCTCTTTTTTCTAAAAATACTTGATTACCAGATGCATCGGTTAATTGTGCATATCGAATAACTCTTAAATCAGATGGAATGGTTACATATCTATTTCCAGCTTGTAAATTCGATGTAGCATAAAATCTGTTATCATCAGAATCTGCATCTCTATAAATTCTATTTTCAGCGTTTTTAATTATAGTATTTAAAACGCCTGTTGATAATACAGAACTATCTACTTCTGTATAGTTTCTAATATCATCTTGTAAATTTGTTAAAGTGTATGCCATAATTAAGGTGTTAATGTAACTGGACCAGCCGTTACCGTCATTCCTCCAAATCTTCCTGATACAGTTGGTGTGCTTCCTAAATTAAAAGTATAATTATCTGTACCTGTAACTGTTATACTAAATCCTGAAGAATTTTCAAACACTGAATACGCTAATCCTCCCGGACTTCCTGCTACATTTCTAAATACAACAACATCTGCTGTAGTTCTTCCGTGAGAAGGTTCATATACATTAATAGTCGAACTTCCTGATGTTATAATAAAAGGATCTGCCGGTAATAATGGATCTGTTTGTGGCTCTGTTCTTGCCGGTCTTGCGTCTTTTAATCCTTGTGGATCTGCAGTATGTGGTTTAGGTTCTAATTGTGGTTGCTTTGGTTCAAATTCAGAAATATGTACACGTGACCCATTCCATTCTTTAACCATTTCTTTATATGGAAATTCCATACCAGAACGATCTGATATAAATTTTGCATATTTTCCTGAAGCAGTATTAGACACCTGGATAATACACCTTCGGACTTATATACGAGCTGCTAGAAGAGCCGTCTTCTTGTAGCGCTCTTTGAAGTTCATCTTCATATAACATTTTTAACATTTGAATTCTATCTGGTGCAAACTTAACTGATAAATAATAAGCAAGTCCTGCAATCATACAAGGAACAAATCGATAAGGTACATCTGCATCATTAGTATAAGCACCTGCATCTTGAATTCTTTTTACATAATAATAATTTAAAAAATTTCCTGCTTCAGTAGAACCTGGAGTTAAATATAAAGTTACTGTCACTTTATCAATAAATCTTTGTACAAAATATTGTGTAGGAGTTCCGGTACTTGTTTTATTAGATAAGGATTGATATTCACTTCTTGAAATTTTTGTTAAAGGAAAATCTACTGAAGAAGAATTTCTATAAGAAGCTTCTAAAATATCATCAACACCATAAACTGCTGTTGCATCAGATGTACCATCTGCTGTTGATCGGTACATAGTATAAACAGATTGACCATTTACTAATGTAATTGAATTATTTGCAACTTCCCAATAATGCAAACCTCTATTAGCCCATTCTTGAAACATTATGTTTAAAGAACGTCTTGCACCTTTTAATTGATAACCAGATACACCTTGTATACCGATTCTTTCGTAAGATTCTTCTATGATATCGGATATAGAAAAACCTTTTTCGAACGTTGCTGTTCCAGAAGTAGTATTAGCCATTTAGCCTCCTACTTGTCTAATAATATTGTAGCCGCTGTCAAACCTGTTATTGCAGAAACTGTCATTCCACCTTCAAATAAAATTCCATCTTCAGGAATATTGAAAGCAAAAACATCTCCTGCTGGACAATCTCCAACAAATTGCGTTACAGAGTTTCCATCTTGTAAAGTTATTGTACCAGCACCTGCTGTAGCATTAGCAAGAATAATTCCTCTTAATCTTGTTCTTCCACCAAATACAGAACCTGTTCCGGTAACTCTAATTGCTTTTACATCTGATTTCATAGATATATCTCCTTATTAATCTTAAGATTTCAAAATTTATATATCAATTTATATAAAAGTGCAAGAAATCCCTAGGAAGAAATATAGATTTCAACGATGTATTAGTCCTAATTAACCAGCGTAAAGATGAATTTCACCATCTAACGGATTGGTTCGGACTTGCTCTTCCTGTTGCCTAATGATTGATCTAATTACTGTTTTGATCTCATCACCAAGAACAGACATTTCAGGTGTTATTTGTCCTCTGTTTTCAAGAAACAACTCGTTCCATCTAGATTCGAGTTTCAGTTTCTTCGCGAACAATACCATGTTGTCCTGAGCCATTATTAACCTCCTCATAGGTTATATAAAAATCATTTACACTACTTGTATATTGTAAATCATTTTCTTCCCATTCTATATCAGATTTTCCTATAAAGTCAATGATTGGTTTATTCAGCTCGTCCGTGTTATTTATCTCTTTATCACTTTCGATTTCAAATTTAGTTTGAAGATGTTTTGTAAATATTTTTATTAGATATTTATGTGTCATGTTTTTTTCTTTCTATCAAAAAAGAAAGGGCCCGTAAAGGGCCCTCTCAAAATTAATACTATTAAGTATTAAGCACCTGGTGATCCGAAGATACCTCTAGGGTCAGAGAATCCAAAAGAATATCTCTCTCTAGCTTTGTATCTAACGTTTCCTGTATCGAAGTCGCCTTCCATAGCAGTTTTGATTGGTGATCTAACAAACATTTTCATACCATTTGGCACGTCAGTTTTGATAAAGAACGCATCTGTATCTGTTAGGAAGTTGTTAACCACATAACCTTGTGGAATCATTCCCATAGACGCAATTGCGTTGATATCATTGTTAGGTGAACCAACTTTACCAGCAGACTTCATCAGTCTTTCAGCTGTGAATTGTAACTCAGAAGGGATGATCATTTTCATTCCTCTAGCTGCAATTTTTAAGCCTCTTTCATCAGTGAAAGCAGCAATGTCAATTAAAGACTGCTCTAATGATGTCTCGTTTAAGTCAGCAGGTGTTGCTAACTCATTTGAGAAAGTACCAGCAATTGTTGGGTGGTCAGTAGCACAAAGCTCCTTACCATCACCACCAGCAAAACTTGAATTGAACGCGTTGTTCAATACGTTAGCTGCTTTTACTTGTTTGGTATTCGCCATAGATCTTGCTAATGCTTTTGTATATCTAGACGCTAATCTGTCATACAAGTTATCTTCAATCGCTTCTTCAGTGATTGAGAATGCAAGAGCAATAGTCTCGTGCGTATATCTGCTTGTGAAAGTTTCTTGTGCGTTATCAAAAGTTACGCCAGATCCTTCTGGTTTAACTTGAGCTTGCGCGAAACCAGATAACATTACTTCTTCTTCAAAAGCTCTGTCACTGTTTTCTGTATCGAAAATTTCAGCATGCTGATTTTCATACCTTTTATATTCCAGACCGAATAAAGCATTCAAACCTGGCTCTAGTTCTTTAACTAGTTGTCCTCTACTTATCGCCATAATTATTCTCCTCTATTAGATTCCGGCTGTTTGTGTTAAAAAGTGCTCCGCAATAGTAACGATTACATTCGCATTAGCTGCGCCTAATTCGTTATTATCAGGGTCTTTTGAAACACCGATTATTTTTAGTTGAGCTGCAGTTGCTGCCATTGTTCCTGATATTTCAACTTTTGAAATATAGTTAGGCGATGCACCCGCAGTGTACGCGATGTCAGCACAGTTACCAATATTTGTTTGAGCTACTGTACCAGCACTTTGTA